CTAAATGTTAATTCTCTTTTTGCACCATCAGTAACTACTTGTAAATTTTTGTTGTATATATCTGGTGCAGCTTCTAATACAGCACCTAAATTAGTAATATTATCTTCTTCAAATTTTTTGTAATCAACACCTATTTCTCCTAAATACTCTAATGCAGACTCACTAGGTGCAAATCTTATAAAATCATTTTTAATACCTGGATTATTTTCGTAACCACCACCAACAATAGCTTGTCCTGTTGCACCAATAATAGCACCACCTATTGCACCTAAACCGCCACCTACTAATGTTCCTATTGGTCCTGCAGCACTACCCCCTGTAGCACCTAATTTAGCACCAGCAATAGCACCTGCTGTACCAGATAAACCATACCCTTTTACATATGCTTCTAAACCTGCCCTTGCCCTTACTGTCCATGGTAATTTTTTTTGTTCGCCCTGTTCTCCAGGGTAGCTTCTGAAACTTCTTGCACCAGATGTATCGCCTCTATTTTTCATTATACGATCTGCTGCTGCTTCATATTCAACACCCATAGCTGGACCAAAAATACTTTGAAATGGATAAGTTATTGATTCCAAAGATAATAATGCACCATTCCACAATGTGCTAGAAAAATTAGTTCCTGGGTATCTTGCATCTAAACCTTTTTTTACTATTGAACCTATTCTTAATGGATTTTTAAAATTTGATGCTAATGCAGATTTTACAAAAGAAGTATGTTCTTTTGCTTCTAATGGAACATAACCAGAATATTTTCTGTAATCATTACTATTAGTTGTTTTCCATAAATTGTAATAATCAGTATTAGTAGCACCTTCACTAGCTAATGCTGATAATAAATTTTCATCTTCTCTAGGATTAAATTGTTCTAATTCGTAATATCTTTTACTTATTAAATCAATATCTGCTGTTGCCTCTTCATTGTTTTGGAATTGACTAAGTGCTTCTCTTTCATTTTTTGCATTAAGCCAATCTTCACTCCACTTAGTGAAATAACTCATAACAACCTATTTTTAATTGCTCTATGTGGATATTTTTCTAATATTATATTTTTTAATACTTCTACCCTGTTTGCTTCTGGATTAAATATTTGTGATGTATCTGTAATTGTATTACCTGGTTGATCTGGTAGTTGTGTAGGAGCGTCAAATAATTGATCTCCTGACATAACTGGTAGATTATCTACATTTGGCATACCGCCTGTTGCAGCTACTTCTTGTGCTAGTGGACCGCCAACCGCATCTACTTGTGTTTGTAAATCTTTTGTTTGTCCAAGAGAATCACCTTTAGCTTGTGGAGGCACAACAATATCAGCGTATGCACCATCTACTTTCATATCTGTATTTTGTTTTAATTTACTTGGTTTTCTAACCATAATCCTCTGGGTTTTCTATTTCAAATCCTAATAATATATTAATCCATACACCAGGTATTGGTGTAGGTAAAAACATATTACCAAGTGGTATATCATTTCCTGACATCATATCTCTTTGTATTGTTGGAAATTCTATTTCATCTAAATCCCAATCTTCTTGATTTATTATGTCAAAAAACTGTTGTGTTATTTTATCAGGCAACTGGACCACCACCTGCTAACCCAGCTAATACACTTGCTATATCTGGTTCAGCAACTGGTCCTTGTGGCACACCTGCTGCTTGTTGTTGTGCTAATAACATTTCTTCTTCTGTCATAGCTGGTTCTTCTGGTGTGTAAAATTTATCCATAATTCTTGTCATGTTTTGTGGATTTTTTCTTATCTCTATAGCTGCCATAGTTGCTTTTGGATCTCCCTGTGCAGCTTGTGCCATTAATGATTCAAACAATACTGTTTCAGCTTTTTCTGCAGATATTCTTTGTTGTATCTTTGTTATATTATCTAACCCATCCATGTTTTCTTGTAAAGTCTGTGTATCAATAATACCTTGTTGTTTTAATTGCAACCCTGTAATAATTTTTTGTGGCTCATCAAATCCTGCCATAACACCATAAACTCTTCTTGTATTGTAAAATTCTTTTATATCTACACTAGGTGTGTAATTTTCTCTGTAAGCAGTACCTTTGTGAAAACCTGCTATTGGTTTTCTAGTATTACCAAATACTGATTCATCATATTCTAATCTTTTAGCATCAAGTTCTTCTAATGCGTCTGCTAATACAGCTTGATATTCTCTTACATGCAGTGATGCAGATTGTCCTAGTTCTTCTAAACCTCTACCTGTAACAAAAGAGTTAGGTGATTGTCCATCATCAGAAACTGGGTAAGCAGCACCAAGTCGCAAGTGTCTTTCAAGTCTATCTACTTGTTGAAATAATTGGTAAGGTAGATTGTTGACTGGCTTTGACACTTGCGAACCAGGTGTTAAATAGTTAACAGCAAATCTGCCTTTTCTATATTTTCCTGATTCAATCTCACCAATTATGTTTGTTTCTGTAAACACTGCATCTTCCATAGCAATAGTTCCAAGTATGTTAATCTTTGCCATGTTTGCCATAAGACCAGTTATGTGTTGAAATTGTGATTGCATTTGGTCAAAACTATATCTTTTAGCTATAACAAAACATGGACCAGATTTTAATGGGTTTTCCATAAAATCAATTATTTTTTTATTTTCTGGTAGATACACATATGTACCATCTTCATTCATGTATTCAACTACAACTTTGCCATGACCTGTAGAGTTAGCCCAACTACCTGATTTATCTGAACCATCTAAAATTGCAGAATATGGATTTTGAAATCCATCATTGTTTTCATATGCGTATATGTATGGTTTAGCTTCTGGATATTGATCTGCTAAAACTTTATGTGGAACTCTAGTTATTATTGCAAGTTCTTTTGGTTGTTGATCGTTACCAAAATAACCTGGGTAACAACTAAATGGGTCTCTTAATTCAGCATAAGGATATGAGTTTCCATCTTTATCTTTTTTGTGTTTTACAACCCATACAACAAAACCATACCCTGGCAACCATCTACCAACTTGTGGTAGTTGCATATGTAATTTTTGATTCTTGTCATATGCCATAACTATGCGTTCTAATTTTTCAGATTTCTTTTTTGCTCTTTCAGAATCTTTTTGATTTACTATATCAACTTTAAGATCTGGACTTCTACCTAATTTTTGTGCAAATCTTTCTAGTGCGGTTAAAAATAAATTAGGTGCTGGTAATTCGTGATATTCTACATTTATAGATTTACCTAGCAACGCATGAACAGCAGCTTCTCCACCATTCATAATGTCTCTAATTCTAGCTCTGTCAATCATTTGATCTTGATTCACAACTCTAAGGTAATCTATTCTGTCGTATATCTTGTCGCTGTCTAACACTTGTTTAACTCCAATTATCTATATCCATATTACTTGAATTATAGCCTGTAAAGCTAGGATTGTATTCATATCCTAACTCTGCAAATTTTTCTTTTTGCATTCTTCTTATAGCTCTCATTGGAAACCAACTTGCCATAACTATGTCAGTTTTTGTACCTACACTTTTGCTTTTATTTTTTGCAGAAGAAAAGTAAACTAACTGACTTGTATATAAGTTTACCTTCTCTTGTGCTTCAAAGCTAAGATATGGTAAAGAAATTATTTGTTCTTGAAACATAGGTCGCATAGCTGTTACACCATACACTGGATCAAATTTGTTTTTATAAGTCTCATGTCCTTCCAAAAATATACCATGACTTGATGCAAACTCTCTTATGCTTTTATCTTGTCTAATAGCTTTTTGGAAACCATTTTCTTCTATTACCCAATGTGATAAATTATATTTGCTCCACCATTCTTTTATAATTTCTAGTGCTTGTGGTATACCACCACCTAAACTATTGTTCATATCTACCATATACAATTTGTTAGCATCCATATTGTAAGCCCACAAAAACGCAGCTTGATAACCTGTAGATGCAGGGTCAAGTCCTGCAATCAAACGAATACCTGGTGGTATGTGTCCTATATCTCTTTTCTGATCTCTACACTCTTCTATCTCTACTCTGTCAAACAAAGCAAGACCATCTGGCATAGCTACATTAAGATACACCATTTCGTATATTGCTCTACCACCTGTTGTCTCTGCTGCTCTTTTTCTGTCCATTAACCATTTGTATGTTCTTTTACCTGTCCACAACATACAATCATTGTGTTCTGTTTCATCCCAGTCAGGTAAAGTACAAGCTGTATCGTGTGCTTCTTCTACAATAGTTTTCCAAGATTCGTTTTCTAACAAGTGTGAGTACAAGTCATCATAGTGTTGCCTAGAACCAATAACGACCATAGCAGTGTGTTCTTCTTTACGACTTGACAATGTTGTAGTCCACCAGTTTCTTGTGTTTTCCCTTGATGCTGGTTGCATAGTA